ATTCCACAGTGGTTTTTCTTCGGCGGTAATTGTAACTGAACCTGCACTTGTTATACTAGCAGTTACAGTTGGTAGTGCTGTTGCTTCTGCTCCACTATCTGGATCAGTAATAGTAATAGTAGGTGCAACAGTATATCCACTGCCTGCATTTACTAGATAAATTCCTATTAATTTTTGATAGCTGCTAGTGGTAGGATCAGCACCAAAAATAGGTGCAAATGTTGCTGTTGTTCCACCAGAGGGTGCGCTGGTAGCATAAATAAACGTATTTAAACCATAATCTGCGGCATACGCTTGTGTTGCGGCACTTGCAGTTACTATATTGGCTGGGTATGCTGTAAGCAGTGTTGTACTAGCACCACTACCTGCTGTAACTGCAGCTGTAGTACTTCCCCAAGTAATACCACTAACTGAACCACCTGTAGTATTTCTAAAAGGGCGTATATACGTAGTCATATTAAAATCAACTGGATCTAGCTGCGTATTAAAACTACGTTGACCACGAACTGGTGCAGCACCTGTTTCATTTAATGTAACTGTTTCACTAGTAGTATTTTGACTAAAGCCGAAACCATCTAATACCTGGATTTCTCTGGTATTACCAGTGCTTATCGCTGGAGCTCCTGTGCCACCAATTACGCCTAAGCCAGAACCACTTGTTCCTACTGCAGTAGTAAAGAATACTCTACTATTACGAAGTAAATTAAAACTCATCTTTTTATCCTCTCAAGAGGTGTTCCTACAGTCACTACTAGACGTTTATCTGTATTAGACCTTGTGAACACGGTTTGCTTACATGATCTGATAGCGAACCTGTAAGTTAATCTCGCCAACTGCATAGGGAGCTAAGAGGCCCTCGTCCGTAGTTATTGAGTCTATTAATATTTCTGTTGTTTCATAATTATTGTCTGTGTCGTATACTAGCCGACGATTTGCATCTATACAACGTTCTAGATCTTCTAATAGTTGCTCAAGCTGTTCTTGTGCAGTGTCCTCGCTTTTACAGTAAACTTTTACACATACGCCAAGCATGCCCCAGGCAAAATCTGCTGGATGGTATTCACGCAGTTCAGTGCCAGGACTCAAGTATACACTAGGAAAATCATTTATTTCATCCCAGAACTTTAGCTTGGCAAAACTTAAACCTTGTAGATTAGTTGCATAAGGAGGTGTACCATCTATGGTTTTTAGTCGTTCGGCAAGGGCCTTGACTATACTAGTTCTTCTGCTCATACTAATACGGCCCTTAATCTTGTTATCTTGGCCTGTGCTGCTAGTTCTCTAATAGATTTTGAGATTAGCAGTTTAGGGTCTCTACTGCGTGGTGATTCTTGTTTACCGCCTTGGCTAAAAGTAGCGTAAGGATATCGCATATAATCATAATATGCAGTAACCATGCCTTGTCTGCCCTGGGTTAATCGTTCAACACGCACACTTTCAGCAAATCTGCCGCTGCGTAAGTTGAGTATATCACGGCGATTACCACCACCCATATTTTGTTTAACAGTTTGTACTAGATTGCTGTTCAATAAGTTTTGCAAAAATGCTAGAGAAGTTTCCTTGGCTTTAACCTTAGAAGCTACAACTCTAATATTAGCTGCGGTTTTTGCTTGCTTTAAGGTTTTCTTTATTTTGTCTACAGCTTTTTTGAACTCTTTTACAGGCTGACTAATGTCTAGTACTTCTCTGTGCTCTTGCTTGATAGGTTTAGGCTTTACTCTAACTTTTTGACTGGTTGTAGGCTTGCCAATTTTTATAATCTCTGCTATATGCTTGCCTATACCATCTTTGATAGTTATAGATCCAGGAGTATTTATCAGCTCTTCTGCTAAATACTTAGCGTTTTTAACTATTGGCTCATATAAGCCTTGCTCACTAAGAGGTGCTTTTAGTTCTTCTGCTTTTGCTAGTATTTCTTGCACTACTGGCTTTAAACTTACTATTAGGTTGGCAATTGCCGCTTCGGCGGCCGATTCCTCGCTGGCACTAGCAGCCTTTATCAAGTTATTTAATTGACGACCAGATTGCTGTAGTAGATCGCCAGCCTTTTTATTATCTTCTTTAAACTGTAGTTCAGTAATTAAACTAGGGTTGTCTCCAAGTACATTTTTAACTGCGTCTATAAATACTTGAGATTCAGTTATTAAATTACTTGTTAAAAAATCCGCATCCAGTAAAGCTTTTAAAACGCTATCTAACGCTTTTAATGCGGGTTCATCATTTAAACCTGGTAGAGAGATTGTAAAGTCTCGGTATGTAGCTGTAACTTGCTGACTAAATTTACTCTGTATGCCTAGTGCAACTTTAGCCTTTAGAAAAAATATTCCGGCTAAGTGACCACTTTCTACATTATCTTTTAGTATTTGTAATGTGCTGGCAGGTAATCCAGGTATTTTGTCACTTATAAATTGTATGAAATAATCACGTAATTTCTTTTCAGGCACTTTTTCTAGTCGAAAATCACCAGAACCATATTCTTGAACAGTTGCTGTTTCTTGAATATAACCAACAAAAGTATCAAAAAAATTATTGTTATTTAATAGACTAGCTACTATTTCTTTGCTTTTATCACCCTCTAACTTATCTACTAGCTTTTTATTTAATGCAGTAAAACCTTCTAAGGTTAAACTGGAAGTATGGTAATCTTTACTCTGAAACTTACTTCTAATATCTTTTGTATCGGGTGCTTTTTTAAATAACTCTTTTCTAGTTACTTTCTTAAAACTAGCCAAATCTATTTTATTAGATTTATCACTATAAATTTCTATTATACGCGCTCGCAGTATAGGAGAAAATTGCGCTATACTCATTACGCATAATCCGCTACATATTGATCTAGCACACGCTTAATATGCGCTGGAAAATTTGTAGTAGCTACATATTGTATTTGTGTAACATTAGGAGTTACATCGCGATTAACGTGCACTGCACTATTATTCTTTGAATAATATTCTACAAGATCAAGCACTGCTAGTTTAAGATCTTCTGGTACAAACTCATATCCGGCAAAATAACTAACTTTATATCCACGAGGATGTAATGCAAAATATCCTGGGCTAGCTACCATGCGAATACTATCACCATCCTGTATCCAGTCTGTATACTCTACAAGGATAGTTGCATAGGTTTTACCGTAGTTAGTACTTTGACTAACTTGTAGTACGTTTGTTACTGGGGTCTCTTTTAATATTAATCTGTCAAAACCACCATCAAAGTATTCTGTTTTAGCTTCGTCATAGTAGTCAGTAAAATTTCTGCGGCAGTAGGTTTTTACTAACTGACTAACCTTGGGTATTAGCAAGTCGATTTCAGTATCTTTATTGCTAGTTGTGATACCAAGGTAATTTTTATATTCTGCTCTAGTTATTAGGTCAGCCATAAACCCTCCTCTGTCTCTAAAGACCAACTAATTGGGCTTTAGAGACAGGACTCTTTCGAATCCTGTCCATATAACTAATTAGGCTAAGTAACGAACTGCTACAACACCATGACCATCAGTTGTTGATAGTTGTGTCATACCAATACGCATACTTGCAACTAGTACGCTACGCTGATTTACAACTTCATCATCGCTGTCAACGCGCATACCACGATGTGTTCCAACTAGGAAGTTACGTGGGTTAACGATAACTGCAGCAGCAGCACCGGCAGCAGCTGCGTCAAAGCTTGCGCTAACGATAATTGGTGTATTACCAATGCTACCAACTTGACCTGTTAATAGTGTGGCATTTGGACCAGCTTTGTCTACTGTTAGGAAGTTTGTATCCTCTAGTAGTTCAAAGTAAGCTTGTGTACTTACAAAAGCTACTAGTTCGCTAGGATTTAATCCCCAAGCTGCTAGTTTACGACGAGCTTCCATCATCTTAAGAGCTGTCATAGCTGTGCTGCTTGTAGCTAGTGTGACTGTTGGCTGTAGTAAGCTGCCGTCACCACCAACTGGATCATATGTTGCTAGGCCCTTAAGTGGTGTGGTTGCATCACCTGCACCAATTAGCATGGCTTTGTCAAGTGTTTTAGCCATACGACGTGCCATTGCATCACGAATGATTGGTAGTAGAGGAATTAGTGTATCCTCGTCTTCTTCAAACGCAATATACTCTTTTGTAGCTAGTTTATAAGCTGTTAGAGTAACTTCACCAATTGTATGTGTACGCTTTGTACCGCTGCTTGTACCTGTACCAGCAACTGTAGAACCCATATCTGAACCATAGTTAGCTGCAGCTACCCATGTTGCATCACTGCCTGTATCTGGGTTTACAGGAATACGCATAACTGGTTGTGGCATTGTAATGCTACTCATAGCACTAGACACAACTAGTTGACGACGCATTTCAGCTTGAATTGTTGTGCTAACTTCAGTTTCCCATAGTTCGCCATTTGTACTAGTAAAGCGAGCAGCACCACCAAATGTAGCAGCAGCTTTTTCTAGTAATGTTTTACCAAACTTGGTATCCTGGATGCCTTTACGCATAATCTTGGCAAGTAGAACTGCCTTTTCTTTATCTGCATAAGGAATGTCTGCGTCCTTAGGATCAGCAAACTGCATACGGCTACGCTGTAGTGCGTCTAGCTCAACGCTCTTGCTTTGTAGTTGCTCAAGCTCTTTGGCCTTTTCTTTGATAGCAGCCTCTAGGCCCTCGATTGCACTCTTGTGCTCATTAGCCTGATCTTCTAGGCGCTTTTCAATATCGCTTAGTAGGCGGTCAGCACCTGTGTCAACTGTTTGTACAGCTGGAGCTGGTGGAGTAACTGCGCTAACAGCAGCCTTGATTTTGGCCTGTAGGGCTTCTTCTTCAGCTTGTTTACGCTTGGCTTCTTCAGCAGCTTTTGTTTGTGCTTCTAGCACGGCTTTAGCAGTTTGCTCAGCAGCTTTAGCAGCAGCATCTGCTAGTAATTTCTCTAATTCTTTTGGATCCATATCCCATTCCTCATTTGTTGTGCTTTTTGCTGCTTTTGGGGTATCTAGCTTTTTAGCTGATGCCTTTGGTGCTGGTGCAAATTGCTGTTTAAATAAATCAAATTCTGCAGCTGTATCAAAAGCTTTAGCTAAGCTAAATAATGTATTTTGATTTGCTGGTACACTAACTACACTGATTTCATGTAGCTCTAGGTCTTTAACTAAAAACGTTTCTGTAGTATGGTCATAATCCGCATCACGAACTCTGAACCCTACGCTAAATGCACTTAATATACCCTTTTTAATCAGTTTGTATACATCACCTACTTCAGCAGGAATCTGCGCTCGAATCCACAAACCCTGATCTGTAACTTTATGCTCAACCATTTTACCGATTGGCATTTGATGATTGTGATAGGCTAGTATAATTGGATTTTTGAGATAGTTGTGCAATCCCTCGTTCCACGCTTTCATAGGGATCACATCACCCTGACGATCACGATCTACTGTGCTAGCATATCCTTCAATAAAAATGCTATCATCAGACTCTGTACTAGCTGTAAACTTACTGCTTAAATAGAGTAATTTATCTAGCTTTTTGTCCATATTACTCCTTTGTCGTACTAGGCCTACCACCCAAGGATGGATTGGCTGCTGAACCTGCTATGTTAGCAGGTATTCTTATAGTATCTCCGCCTTCTATGGTTGGATACCTTAATTCTAATCTGGCTTCATTTGGTGTAATGATGCCACCATTAACCAGTGTTTGATGGTAACTAGCTACATCCTTTAGCTCTGGCTGTAAGGCGCTAATATTACTAGTTACTGGTGCTATATCATAACCAAAATACCGTTCTAGCGCACTGTTGTACAGTCTAACTAGTGGTAGCACAGTTTCTAGATAGAATAGGCGTAGATTAGGAGAAATATTTGCATTATTTCCTCCTTGCAATAATATAGGTGGAACACCTATACTAGTCATTATGCGTTCACTGTGTGTGCGCATAGCTACGTCAAAATCTAGATCATCAAAATTTTGATCACTTAGTTTTTGTGGCTTTAATCCGCTGTCTAGGATAATTGGGCGTCTGCCACCTGACTTAGCATTATATCGCTGCTGCCAGTAACTAACTGTTTTTTCCTTAGCTGCTTGACTTAGTGTGTTTTCAGTGGTCAGCACTAAGCCAAAGATTGTGCCGTTCTCAAAAAACTTTTGCTGAAACTCTTGCATGCTATAGAGTATATTAATATTCTCTAAGCACGCTTCAAGTCTGCTGGCTCCGCGATAGATGCTGTCACTGTTCAAGTCTTTAAAATAAAATACTTCACGCTCTGTGAAATCTACTTTACCATTGTAACGATAGCCACGAATAAACGTTTTAGGGTCTGTTAATATTTCTACATTATTTGCTGGTAGGTGGTACATAAAAGTACCATCAAAATGTATAAATGCATTACCATCAAGCATTATATCTTTGAACAGTTCTGTGCGAAAATCTATTGCGCTTTGATAGGGATTAGGCCTAAAGTTAAGCAGTGTTGCTAGTGTTTTTTGGCGTATGCCAACTACAACACCTTCATGTACTTTATCCTTAATATCATAGTCAAGACTTGCACAAGCATTTACTACTAAATTAACTGACCTATTTACACTATCTATATTTCTAAATGCATTGCGAAAGTTAATAATGCGGCTTTCGCTGCCAACATTAGTACCTTCATCACGATGTATAACTTCTTGAGCTGGATTAAGTTTTTCAGTAATCCAACTACGTATTCTTTCTAACGCCATCTAAGCCCCCTGTGAACTCTGCAAAATAGGAGCCGTAGCTACTGCCACGAAATACGCTTTCACCTGATAAATGTTTGTTACGCTGCAATTCAATCCAGTGTTGTTGTTTAGTAACAGAGCTAGGACTTGGCGATTTGCCATAAATACCATGCAGTTGTACATGATGTCTATTACAGAGTGTATAGACTAAATCATATATTTCCACCTGGTGCTCTGCTATAAATTCATCACGAATTGCCAGAACCTTTTCATCAGTGCTAATATCATAGCCTTTACGCTTGACCCAAACTTCTAGTAGGTGTGTTAGGCTGTGCAGATGATGTAACTCTAGTTCATTTTGAGCATTACAAATATAGCAATGAGGCTTTTTTTCGTATGCACTTTTAGCTTTGTCTCTAATATGCTTAATTGGAATGCGTTTATTTGTGTTTACTGCCATAAAATATTATTTCCACAATTTTGATAATTATAGCTTAAAAGGTACACAATTGTCAATAGGTAAATTTTACCTACCCTAAACCTAAAAGGTCGTAACCAACTAACAATCAAAAACCACAGTTGAAACCCAAACCAAAACAGTGTATAATAGTAGTTTCAAACTAAAAATACAGGCAAAATGAACAGCGGAATATATCAACTAAACTTTTCAAGCGGACACTACTACGTAGGCAAAAGCGAAAACATACCTAAGCGCTGGGAAACGCATAAACGTAATTTCTTGCAGGGTAAACACACACGCAAGATGCAGTGGGCCTATGACAACTATGGTATGCCTGACTTCCAAATAATAATGATAGTACACCCAGACCATATAGATCTCTACGAAGATGCACTTATACAGGTTAGCTGGGTCGACCAATTAATACTCAACGGCACTAAACCACCACTAATACCACAAGAACAACTAGACAAACTTGACAAGGCAGAGCGTACTACTATAGACGACCATAAGATTATGCAGTTGGGTACACTAGAACATATTGAGTGGTTGTGGCGGTTTAAGGAGTTGTGCGAACAGTATAAGCAAGAACTAACACAACTAGAAGACGAGAACCAACTAGTCAAACAGCTTAGAAACCTAGAAGACACCAACACAAATCTAACCAACACCAATCAAGCACTACGGGATGAAATCAAACACTTTAAGGGATTAAGCTGGTGGCAACGTATTTGGTATTAAACTACATAGCTGTATAATGCATACCTGAGTGCATCCGCCATGTGCGAATACTTATCGTGCTTTGGTCGTTCTTTAGCCAGCCCTTCGCGATCATCCCATCTATACATATCTAGCATTTCTATAACATGTGTGCAATCCTTATGTACACGCAATCTTCCCTGCTGTACTAGGGTTTGCACATAAGCAATGCCTGCAAGCACATCTTTTTTAGCACGAGTGGTAGCAATCTCATAGTTATAGGCTAGATCAGCAGCAAACTGTGCAGCAGCACTGTCAATAAATACTGTTTCTACACCCCAGCGATCTATCATTTTATGAAAATGTTCTGCATGCTCACGTGTAGTGCGCTCCGATTCACAATAGTCTTCTACACAATAAAAGCAGTCAGTATTAAAATCATAGACAACATTAACCCAAGCAGTTTGGTCACGATAACCTGGATCTAGTCCACTAAAGGCCTCACCACGTAATTCCGGCAGTTCGTCAATGATATACTCTGCACGGAACCCCTCATAGATTTGACCTAAATAGCTAGTAAAGCTGGCCATGTACTCCTGCTCAAATTCACTTTTAGGCATTGATCGTCTGGCTTCCTCTACATCCGACTCAGCCATCCTAGTATTCTCCGAATAGTCAGCTTGCAGACTACACCACTCCGGAAATTGTGGGTCAAAGCCACGCTGATAAAATCTACTAAACCAGTTTTGCTTGCCGCGCGGTGTGCTAATAAATATTGCTTTAGCATTAGGTTTATCTAGTGTGGGACGTAGCTGCACATTAAATGCCTCCTCGCCACGCTCACTTAGGGCAGCCTCGTCAAATATGATTAGGTCATAGCTGCGACCTACAGTACTATCCACTGTGCTAATAGATCCCATGCGTATAGTCGATCCATTTGACAGTTCAATAATCTTGTCCTTTAGGTTATCACGCTCTACTTCAAGATCAAAATGCTTGATCAATTTACGCTGCAGCTCAAACGAGATTGAGCTCAAATTATAGTTAGGCGATATAATTAACACATTACAGTTGGGTACTAGTGTTACTAGTTGACCAATAATATTGGCTATATAGGTTTTGCCCAATCGTCTGGCAAGAGCAGCGCAGATGAACCTGTATTGTGGACTATTAACCGCATTGATTAATGCAATCTGTGGACGGTTGATGGTGTCGTAGATGTTTAGTAATCGTAGGTAGTTATCTATAGGCAGTTTAATAAATCTGCGGCTGGGATCAAAATCCGTAATATAATCACAGTCTACATCTGGTCTGGAAACTACTAGCATTAAACACCTTCACCACTAATCAATTTATGTATAAGCTGACCATACTTGCTGCCGTCCCCTTCGTTAATTTGCACGTTCACTTGTTTTTGCGGTCCGCTAGCTCCCTGCCGGGCTTTTTCCAGTTGTATTTCACGGTCTAATAAGTCCATGCTCATTTTATGTGATAGTGCTAGGAGTTCAGCAATGTCCTTGCTACTACCAACTCCCGACTCCTCCATCTCCATAAACTTTTGTTTTATTAGTGCATCCATGGCACGTCGCATTAAAAAGCGATTGTTATATCCAGTATCAAAAAATACGTGGTCTATGTAGTTGCGTACCTCACGTCTGGCTAGTGTGGTTGTTACCAGTTCAGGGTCGAGGTCTAGCTCGTGTGCAACTTGTCTGGCGTCCTGCACTTGTAGATAGCAGTTGGCTATTTCTAAGGCCTCTGGTGAGATTTTGAGTGTTTCTGCTGGTAGATGTGTTGACATAAATTTCTCCGATTTATTGGAGTATAACACTAGTGGTGAGTGTTTGGCAAGTTGAAAATTTTTGGGTAGGTTGGGTGGGTTTGGGTGGTTTGGGTTGGTTGGGTAAGTATTATGGTATACGGTTTAGGGTCAGATTTGGCACCTTGGGTTTTTGAAAAAATTTCCTTGAGGTACGCGTGTGGGTGGGCCCCACCGCTATAAATAACATAACAGTCTGATAACCGCCCCTGTCCATTATAAATTCTATAATCTATATCATTGCATCACATATTCTATAATCTATCACAAAACTTTATAACAGTAACCTACCGCTTATCAGCCGACGAATGGTAGGCAGATTGTCGCTGTGACGACAATCTTTTGCTGAAATTGGCCTATAATAAAAGCTCGATAAACAAACAGGAGTAGCTGAAATGGCAACAGCCAAAGCCCCTAACTATAGCCCTGAGCAGACTGCTCAGATTGTGGCCGACTATCAGGCCGGTGTTACGGTTGAGCAAATTGCCCAGACTATGGGCAAGACTGTTCGCTCAATTGTAGCGAAGCTCAGCCGTGAAAAGGTTTATATCGCTAAAGAATATAGAACTAAAAGCGGTGAGACTCCCATTAAAAAGGATGTTCACGCCGACTTCATCGGTGTGGCTCTCAAGCTCTCGGAAAACGATATAGAATCGTTAACGAAAGCTAACAAGAGCGCACTGCGTGCGATCAGCGATTTTATCAGGCAATCTGCCGACTAGCAAGGGGTAGGGGCGCAAGCCCCTACTATAACGATATGAATTTTAGAAACATTATTACTATGATGCTGTGGCTGTACGTTATGGGCATGATATGGTTTTTAGCACGATACAGTTTCACGTGAAACACTGCTCTAGGTTATAGAACTTACAGCGCTGACGCGCCAAATTATAGCATATAATTTGCAACCGTGTCAAGCCCCTGGAGCTACCGTTCGTCGGGTAGGATCGACCACTGGTCGGCTGATGTGTGGTGGGCTGCAGGGTATGGGTGGTAG